AATGCACATTTCCACACTGATACTACTACGGCTGGGGTAACAGGTCAGCCTACCGTTTCGCTAGTAGCTGCAAATTGTGCTACAATAAATACAGAGGCAAAATAAATGAGAGTACGTAGATTAGATGCAACAGGTGAACCAGTATTCGGGCAGGGAAAAAATGATTATCTTGTTGATGAGTATGCAGTTGCTCAAGTAATAATTACTCACCTGAAATTATTTCTTGGTGAATGGTGGGAGGATATTACTCAGGGTGTCCCGTGGTGGGAAGAAATAATGGGACAGGTAGGAACTAAAAAGGAAGTAATAGATCGAATTCTACAAAAATCAATTTTGGATACTACTGGAGTAAAAAATATTACTTATTTGGATACTGGTTTTTATTCCAGCACAGGTGAATACTTTTTCTATTGCCAAGTAGATACAATTTATGGAGCAATAACAATCACCAATAATCAGGGAGGGGCATAATGGCTTACTTTATTCCGTATTGTGACGATAGTGGCTTCCACATTCCCACTTATCAAGATATACTCGATTCATTAATTGAAGGGGCACAAAGTGTTTACGGTGTTGATGTTTATCTGGGGATTGATTCTACAGATTACCAGTTTTTATCCATCATCGCTTTAAAACTTTTTGATTCTCTACAAGCAGTTCAGTTAGCATGGAATAATACAAGCCCCACAACCGCAGTAGGTTCTGGGCTTTCATCCATTGTTAAATTAAACGGTATAGCAAGGAAGGCAGCGACATATTCTGAATGTACCGTAGAATTAACAGGCACACGGGCAACGACAATTAATAATGGTGTTGTGCAGGATGAGAATGGTGTTAAGTGGAATTTACCAGTAACAGTAACATTGCAAGCAGCTGGCTCACCACTTGGTGAATATTACTATCTGAGTTGTACAGCAAAAGCACAGGATGTTGGAGCGATAACGGCATTACCGAATACGATCACAAGCATTGTTACCCCGACTTACGGATGGACACGTGTAAATAATTCAACTGCTGCAACAGTTGGAACAGCTGTAGAAACTGATGCCCAGTTAAGAGTACGGCAAGCACTAAGTGTTTCAATGCCATCAATAACAAAACTTGATGGGACAATTTCTGCTATTGCTGCCCTTGATAATGTCACACGTTATAGAGTGTATGAAAATTATTCTCATGTTGCTAATACATATGGTGTAGCTCATTCTATTACTGCTATTGTTGAAGGTGGGGACAATACTGAAATAGCTACAGCCATCTATAATAATCGTGGAATTGGTTGTGCTATGAATGGGGCTATAACAATTCCCATAACAAGCACAGTAACTGGATTGGTCACAAATATACAATTCTCTCGACCAGATTACGTCCCAATTTATACAAAGATTTATGTATACCCCTTAATAGATCAGATCACAGGGGATACCCTATATACAACAGCAGATACAGATGCCATTGAAGCAGCCGTACTTGCCTATTTAAACAGTTTACAGATTGGTGATGATCTGACTATTTCTGGTTTGTATGGTGCTGCTCTATCTATAATGGACGATTTATCAACTCCTATTTTTTCAATTAAAAATCTGACTGCTGGGATAGATGCTAGTCCACAAGCAACAACTGATATTACTGTTGCATTTGATCATGTTGTTTCTGGTGAAGCAACAAACATACAGGTTATAATTGTTGGTAATAATGGTAGTCCAGTTTAAGGAGTAAAGAGTGGGAACATTTTTTCTAAGATTACCGACAGAAGATAGATACTTTGAAGTGGTAACAGGGGTGGGAAGTCCTGAAGAAGTTACTATTACTGAGGTGTTTATTCCACCAACTGCTGTTTTGGAAAATGCAACGCCTAAAACAGTTGTTACAACGGAAGCCCCTTATACACATTTATTGGAAGATTATACTGCTCTGGTGACATCACAGTATCAATTGTCCACTAAATTTCTTGATTGGCTACGTGTATCCTTACGGATGCTAACTTATTCTGATGATGTTACAAATAACTTGCAAGTTCTTTTTGATATTAATGATACGATTGTTGAGTATGCAGATCAATTAGGAATATTAGTATTACAAGGTGACGGAACTTTAGTACAAGAGGCTGGAGAATATACCCCTATATCAGATTACCCTAACCCTGTTCTTGATATTATTGGAACGATAGTAGGATGTCCAAGAAAAATTAAATTTCAACCAACCGATCCAACAGTAAGTCCTGTTCTTGATGATGAAACTTACAAAAAACTTTTAAGAGCAACAATAGGGAAAAATAATTGGGATGGGAACATTGATAGTTTGCAACCACTTTGGAAAGAATTATTTGGTGGTGGTTCTATTCAAGTTGTAGATAATTTAGATATGTCAATTACAATTACAGCATCGGCTGGTTTGACAAGCATTGTGTACGATTTGATTATGAATGATTACATTGTTCCTAGACCGCAAGCTGTTTGGATTACTGGATTTGGATTACCTGTGCATCCGCTTTGGGGCTGGGGATATGATAACGTTTACATTGGTGGTTGGAATCATGGGTATTATTAAAGGAGAATAAATTATGGCAGCAAATAAATTTTTACAATGGAGAACAACAGCAACAAACCCAATGCAAAATGATACTGCATATGCTGCTGATACTATTCGAGAAACAGGTGCGAAGACAGGGGACATTTGTGATCCTGAAATGGATAATAAATTCAGGCATCAGATGTCGATATTCATATCTGCCTTCGGAGATATGATGGTTGCTAAAGGCTATGATATGTCTGATGCAAGTAAATCAGATTTGATTGTAGAATTAGCACATATTATAACGGAAGCTGAAGGTGCTATTGATTATACTGCAAGTAGTGGTAAATTATTTCTTACAAATAAACCTACTATTCCAGCAGCACAAGTACAAACAGATTTTAATGCTACTACGGGAATGGGAGTGTTATTAAATAAAGCAACATTACTTAGTTTAATTACTGCTGCTGGGATACCTACTGGAGGTGTTATTCCTTATCCATCTTCGACAACTATTCCTGCTGGTTTTCTTGAATGTGACGGTTCGGCAATATCACAGACAACTTATAGTGCATTGTATACAGCTATTGGTTCGTCTGTATATGGTACGGGTGTGGGTACTTTTAGACTCCCTGATTACCGTGGTAGATTTTTACGTGGTAGAGATTTTTCGGCAGGACGTGATCCTGATAAAGCAACCCGTGTTGATGCTAATATACCACCAAATGTTGTTGGTGATGTTGTTGGTTCTATTCAAGCAGATGCATTTAAGAGCCATACTCACGGTATTGACAATGAAGCACTTGCTCATTCAAGTCCAGGAATTAATAATAATGCTCGCCCTTCTAATGGAGCATATTCTATTGGCAGTACAGGGGGAGCTGAAACACGCCCAATAAATATAAGTGTTGCATGGATAATTAGAACTGGTTTATAATTAAAATTAGAAAGGAAGGGAAACTATGATAATTTATAATTACGATTCAATTACATTAGAATATATTGGAGAATCAGAAGCAAGGCTTGATCCAGAAGAAACAAGAATACAAAAGAAAGAAATATGGTTACTTCCTTTATATGCTACATTTATAAAACCAATAAAAGTAGCAAAAAATAAAGTGGCTGTTTTTGTTAATGATAAATGGATTGAGGCACATGATTATAGAGGACAGTTAGTTTATTCAAAAGATAATCCTGTTAATACTTTCATTGTAAATGCCATTGGTAGTATACCATCAGAGTATACTTTAATAGCCCCTGCTTGTGAATTCCCGAAATGGGATGTTGATAAAGGATGGGTTGTTGATACTGTTGCACAAGAAGCAGCTATACAAGAAGCAGCTATACAAGAGGAAATGAAATCAATAACTGTTGCTATCAGGGAACAGGCAATAGCTAATCTGGCTGCAAAACAAACAACAACGGTAATCAAACGCAGGAAGTAAAATGAAGCCAATTATTTTAATCGGTGCTGCTGAAAGAACATTAAGAGATATTGCAAGTTTTGATTTGCTTTGCGACAACTACGACAGCATGGCAATCGGGCTTGATGCAATCGATAAATGTGAATTTCCGATTAATTATATAGCGTCATACCACGATGAAGATTTTAAAAAAATAAAAGAAAAATTAAAAACAAAAGGATTTCATAATTACAAACTCATCCACCATAAATTAAAAGATGGAGTTGATATAGTAGAAGAGCATCTAGCACCATCAGGTAGTTCAGCTTTACTGGGGGCGGTGGCAGCAATTCGATTAGGATACACAAAGATTGTTTTATGCGGTTGCCCATTAATAGGGATCGCCAGCACCAAGTATGATTATGCTCTGTTTCAAAAAGGATGGGTTCATAGAGAAAAGGAAGTAAAACCTTATGTGAAATCAATGAGCGGTTTTATAAAAGAGAAATTTGGTGAACCAACAATTGAATGGATTAATGATGGAAAATAAAAATAGAAAACTATGTGCGTGTGGTTGTAAAGAGCAGGTTACGTGGAATAAGGTTTATAAGCGTTGGAATACATATATTCATGGACATCATATCAGAGGAGAAAACAACCCTCAAAAAGCATTAGCTGTTAGAGAAAAAACTTCTAAAACATTAATGGGGCATATAGTAACTAAAGAAACATTACAGAAAATAATAGATAAAAGAAAGTTGCAGGTTTTTTCTAAAGAGGATTGTAAAAAAATGTCTGATTCCCAAATATTGCTTTGGAGTAATTCTGGGGAAAGGAAACAAAAAATGTCAGAAAGAATGTCAGGGGAAAACTCCCCTAGTTGGAAAAATGAAAAATCTAGTAGGTTGTACTCTGGTGATTTTAGCAACAGGTTGAAAGAAATAATAAGATTC